GTTTGGTTGGTTATTGTTGGCTTGAACATTGCGACGGTTACGTTTACGCTTATTATTCTGGTTATTCATGATGTGAAGAGATGAGAAGAGTGTTCCTTTTGGTCAGTCAAAGAGTCAATGGTCGAATGGTCAATACCCAGTGGGCCCAGACTGAGATCTTGATACATTCGTTCCAATGCCATTTGCTGATTGAAGGGCATGCCGAAAGCTCTGTAAAAACTCTCGCGTGCCAGTGGCGTTACTGCCGCAGGTTTACGTTGAACCATCCTGGATAATCGAAAAAATCCAGAAGATTGGAACAACTTCCACTTGTGGGTTTTGTTCCTCTTCACATTCCCGAACTTCTGTAACCAGAGATAAAACTCTTGGTACACAGGCATTCCAGAAGTTAAAGAAACTCCACCCTCACCAATGGCTTGTAACCATTGCGGCATTTGCTCTTGATTGGTGGTACAAACAAGGTCCTTAGACAAAGCGACCAGGTTGCGCACCATACGCCATTCCTCACCATCAAAGACAGGGTGCATCTGACAGAACTCGAGTTGTTCCAAGACGAAGATCGTAGGTTCGATTTTCATCTTGAATCCCAATTTCGAATACCATTCAGGCACTGCGTCACGGAATAGTTGCTCATTTTTGGCATCAAGAATAACGGTGATATCATCACCGTTATCAATAACTTCATGTTCAATGTCCAATTTCTTACACAGAGAATAAGTCATTGCTACCATTAATAAACAGTTACCCAGAGCGGTATCCATATCCCCAGACATGCGTCGACCAGCGACCTCGTACTTAACGTAACCATCCTTACATGTGCCATGTCCCTTATTATACAACATCATGTTCAATAACCAAGAAAATTCTTGATCATCGCAAAATAATCGGTATATGTCGTGGGACCACTTCAATGCGTCCACGCTACAATGTTGATCAAAGCGAGATGCATCGAGGGATATGGCACACGGGTTTTTAAACATATTCCATTTAGAATGGATTATGTCACCCGTCTGGAAGATATCAAAACCCTTAGCCACACAGGGATGTTTATACAACTTCCCTAATTGCTTGTAGATAATCTTTTCTAGAGGCTTGATAAATCTTCCGATGGCTGCGTTAAAACGTGGGTCGCGTGGTTGTATCACGCGAGGAGCTGGATCATCCTTGATGGCAAAGTTAGTCTTCTCACATTTGACAAACGTAGAAACTCGACAATCGCGTTTGGTTAAAGGAACTAAGCGTAAGCTATCCACGGCTTTCTTATAACGGGTATATTGGGAGCCGTTATAACTATCGCTGAATTCCTCTAATGTCCAAGGGCGCAATTTGGTGGTTCGTAGGTCTTCACTAAACCAGTGCAACGCATCGAAGGCATCCTCGATGGGTTGCACTGGTTCAGTCCTATGATTGTCAATGTAGAACACTCTCTCATTTAACCCTCTCAATAAATTATTAAGAGAGTTATTATGCACAGAATAACCATTATATGGTCGAGGTGCATCCAAACAGAATGCACGTCTACGCGGGTCTCGGGGTTGAGACACGCTGCCCAGCTTGATGTTAGGGTGAAGATTATCAATGAAG